TCCTGAATCGTTTGGATCGTTGGTCACTTTATCGCCACCCTCATTAAATAGTATTTTCGGTATAAATTTTTCGGCTCGTGTCATTTTATTTTGTATTACCAATTAAAACCCTTGTTGCAATCACAAAGTCGCTTGAAACTTTTTCAAGTTTATCGAATAGCTTTCCATGGTCCTCCCTGTTGTTTTTTGTGTTATCCATAACCAGGGATTCAATTTTATCAAATGATTTTTCATTGCCATCCTTATGTTCTGAAACTTCCTTGTTTAGTGCAACGTACTTCTCATTTAGCTTTGCAATCTCAATATTCATGTTTAGTTCAAATTCAGTCTGCTTTCGTTTTTGATTTTCAAAAAAAGCATAGGCAGCGCCAAGGTTCGTAAAAAATGCTATTAAAATTGCAATCCAATCGTTTATCCCCAACATAACAATTAATTTAACAAATTAAAAATAGCCCGCTATATTTCAAGCGGGCACTTATTTTATTTTGCAGCTTCAGCTTTCGCCTTAGTTACAGCATTGACATCGGTGATAATAATCTGCGATGGAGTCAAAAAGTTTTTAACTAAATACGCAAAAGCCCCACCCACTGCAGCTATTGTAATATTTTTCCAATCAAAAGTTAATACCCCGGCACTCAAACTATTTTGAATAATTGGGATAACAGGTGTTAAAACTGCGATGATTAATGCTTTCAATAAATCTCTAAAATTTAAAGAAAGGAATGTACTTGTTACTGTTTTCATTTTGTTTTTGTTTTATGCCTTTCGGCTGATTAATTTAATAATTATTTAAATACCACCCAGTCCAGTGTTATATTTCCGAATATCCCTCCTACTAAAATGAAATCAAACGTGGTAGTCGTTTTATTTGAAACATAATGCGCAGCAGACCCCCCGATAATTGATGTTGGGGTTACACTTACTTTATATGACGTGTTCGGCATTGTTCCTCCTATCGATACTGTGTACACGGTAACAGTTGCCCCAGATATTGTAGCTGTAACTCCTACTCCAGAAAAAAAACCAGACAATATGTCACTCACATTAATGTAAGTATTTGAATCCACACTCCCATCGGCTTTTAAAAATTGGGATGATGTACCTCCATTCTTTATAAAATTCCCATAAGCCTTAATATCTCCAAGTCCTGTAATTAAATCATCACTTATCATTTGCCCTTCCGAATGAATTATGTTAGATGAGTATATATTTCCGTTTACTGCTAATTGATTTCCTGTTAAATCCGGATTATCAAAAGCATATCCGATGTTTACCATATCGTTAAAGTAGGATTTACCATTCACCGCCAACTTATTATTAGTTATTTCAGTTCCTGAGGAGTAGCCTATTCCAACGTTTCCACCACTTGTAATTGTAAGTCTTGTGGTACCTAAACTTGTATCATATATACTAAATCCATCCTGACTTTCATTTGTTTGACCAGCAACTAAAGAAAAGCCATGACCAGATGTATTTATAATATTAAACCTTGAAGACGCTTGATTTCCTGTTGTAATAGTTGTAATTCCACTTACTATAGACAATGGACTATCAATCAACACCCCACTACTTTTCATAGGGATGTAATTTGTTGTTAGGTTTGTTGGGGTAATCCCTGTTGTTTGGACAGCTGATGAAAAAGTGGCTGAACCTGTTAAATTGATACTACCACTTTGAGCGGATGATGGGTTTAGTAATACAGCCCCCGTAAGAGATGTTAAATAACTTCCCGGTGGTTGTTTATTGTTAAATACATTAAAATTCGCTGCCGTTAATATACCATCGGTCGATGTACTTGCGTTTGGAATACTTAATTGTACCCCACTTCCAATAACAGCCCCTGTTCCACCTGCTACCGACATACTCGCCACTGAACTTGTTAGATTTCCAAAAGTCAAAGCGTTTTGTTTTCCATTAAATGTTGACCAATCAGTATTTAATAGGTAGCCCGAATTTGAAGAACTTGCAGCGCCTAATTTTGTCTTAATAGATGTTAATGTTTCGTCTCCAGTATTTGTTCCTGATACTGCATTTAAAGCAGTAATATTTGAATGGATGTCCGTAGAGTAAGTTCCTGCCGCCTGCTTCCCATTTAAAGCCGTTTGAGTAGCCGTACTGATAGGTTTGTTTGTATCGGATGTATTGTCCACGCTTCCCAATCCAACCTGCGATTTGGTCACAGAATGAGGATTTGAAGTACTTGAAATGTGAGCCTGTATGTTTGAGTTTGCAGGTTCTTTGGTGTTTATTCGATTCGACAAACTTGCAGTATCAGTTTTAATAGATGCAACCGCCCGTGCAGAACCATTACCAAGCAATACGCTGTCGACCGTAGATCCTGTGCGAATAAATTTAGGAGATGTAATATCACCCGTTACGATTACCTTATTGAATCGTTGGGGAGCCTGCCCCATTGACAAGATAGAAATAAATACCAATAAAAATAAAATAGCTTTTTTCATGATTTAATAAGTTGTTTGATTATTTTAAACATTTCTTTTTGTGCTGTAAAAGTTGACATTAAAAATATTGTGATGTATAAGTATTTGAATATCAGATATATTTTCCTTTGATAAAGGTAAATTAACGTAATCATATGTTATACTTTATGATTTGAATTTTAACAACTCCGCCAGATACGTTTACCTGTAAATTACCTGCGTTTGTTAAATGTAGATTAGCAGAACACGGGTAAATATCTTCTCCGGTCATATCTCCTGTATTTATTCCGGGGATGTTTATTATTGGATTACCTGAAACTTTGAAAACGTTAATATCTCGTATGTAAGTATTAGCAGGGATTGGTATGTCTACCCTTGCCGATGCTTCAGTAACCGATAAAATATAAGTGGGATTTGCAGAAACTACAGATCCAGCATCTTGAGTACTTCCATCGTCAAAAGTTAATATTAGGTGTCCATTTTCATTTATCAAAGCGGTAAAGCTTCCACCTGTATTTTTTAACTTAATAATCCAATACGAAGCAATATAAGGGGGCATATTATTGTGAGCTTGCCCACCACCTAAACTATCAGTTTTTCCAAGCGTTGGAACGGCTCCCGAATTTGCAGCATACAGTTTATATGCGTTATTGTCATCGTCCTGAACATTTCCTGTGGCTTCGGTTGCGATTGATCTGTCAATCGGAGATGTTGCTAATGTTCCGTTTCCACCCCGTGGAGCATTTACGACTGTTTTAAAACTATGTGCCGGTATTTTTTCAATCGTTAAAGTTTCATCTTTTGTTCCCCCGATAGACCTATTAATAAATCCAGTTCCTTGCTGAATTATAGATGATCCTGGTGCAATATATGGAATTGAAAATGAATCTGCAGTTATACCCCAAGGATTGGCTTCAGACCCTAAAGCGACATATAATTGATTGTAAGCCGATTTTAGGTACCACGTCTGAACAGATGGTATAATAGCCCAATCTTGCGGAATTGTAGTTGTTAATCCCATCCATGGCATAATTGAACCGGCAACAGATGCCCCGATTGCACCGCTATTTTTTAAAGCTGCAATAGCATTATCAATATATGATTGAGATGCTGCATCAATATTTATGCGAGCCTGTGATTTTTGTGGAGTGGTTAAAGTTTGAAGTGTGTATTTAATTGATTCACCGCCTGGATTACCAAAATCAATTGTATGGACAAGGGTAGTATTTACTAAATCGTCACTCAGTGCGTAATAATTCCGCTTTCCATCATCTGTATTGTGAAAGAAAAACATATCATTTGACTTATCAACAACATTCCATGCTCCTGATAATTTAGCAAATACGCTGCAATTAGCAGATATTAATATGAAGTATTCGCCATCCATACCAACAGTCGAATCTGGCATATTTTCGGATGGAGCAATTGAGAGTTTTAGATACGGAATGTTACCGGCTTTATTATTAAGTGTTTCAAGTATGTCTAATTTTATACCACCATCTAAAGCAGGATCAATTGAAAGCGGGGCGGATAGTGCAGAATAAACAACTATTTCGGAATTGACAATGGTTACTGCTTTTTTCATTTGTTATTTTTTTTCTTACTATTTTCCTTCATTATGTCTTGGTGTGCTTTTTCACAACGTTTAATTGCTGCATTCTGGTCGATCGATTGAATTACTAAGTGCATCGGTAAATCATAAGCTTTTAACGTTCCGATACCTTCAAATGATCCCACCGTCCTTGCCATCCCTAAATCACCGAAATTTAGCTTTCCAAATCCTGCATTCTTTTGATCATCCGAAAGTTCGGGTTGTTTAATATTTGAAATTGCATCAGTAATATCTTTAACTCCATCCTTCGCAAATTTCAAAGTTTCAAGATACTTTTTAACATTAATCTTTAGCGGATTAGTTTTAAATAATATTTTGTTTAGCAAAGATAATTTATCTTTTTCAATTTTCAAAAGATAACGCACAATTTCAATATCATTTGCTAATTGTGTAATCGTTGCAAATTGATCGAGTGTCCAATAAAGATGTTTTCCGAGTTCAATTTTTCGGGATTCAACAAGATTTATAATATCTTCTTGTTTAATTAATCCACGCCCGAGCGCCTGGAAAAGTTTTTTTGTGCTATCATTTGCTTTTAGCTTCATCTTAAAAATATATCATAAATTTTCAAAATATCATCGTATTCAAATTTATTCAATGGAGGATAGATAGTTAAATTAAGATAGTAATCAAAATACGGTTTTATAGGGTTAGGAATATTAATTGTTAAATAATACTTTTCTAACCTCGATGCACAATACCCACGTATTTCGGACGTGATTGCATCCTCCTCCGCCCGCACTGAATAGGCGAGATTTTTTTCGACCGATCCGTAACGGGTTAATACTATTTTCCTACGCAACAGCAAAGAGTAAACAAGAGCATGTAGCAAGTCAACTGTTTTCTCGTCTGCGAATAATTCGGTAGATGGAAAGTATGCATCTTTAATGTCAGAATCTGCAAGTGTTATTTGTCCTTCGCTTTTCAGAGTTGATACCGGATATCCTTTTGCGATTAAAGATGTAGCCGTTACGATTGGAATTGCCATAATTTTAAATTTTGTTTTGTTGCGGTCGCCAGACTCGAACTGAAACGCAAGCTTATGAGACTTGCATGTTACCTTTACAATACCCCGCAATATTTATTAAAAAGAAGGGTGGCGATTAACCACCCTTCCGAAACCAAACAACAAAATCAATAAATCAATAAACCAACAACAAAACAGAATTATTTAGATTCTTCTTTTTTCTTTTTAGGTTTTTCTTCCTCTTTATCAACTTCTTCAACACTTTCAAGACTTTTTGCAAAGCCTTTTTTGATTAATATAGCGGAATACTCCATATCTATGTCAAGTTGTTTGCCAAATTCAAGGAGTCTAAATGGTTTAATTATTTCGATTTTCATAATTTTACTTTTAAACGGGGAGCTTTTACACTTCCCGTTAGTTTATCACGCTGGAGTCAGGTCTGTAATAATCCCGGCTATCGAATCGTAAATAGTAGTAACAATGTCTGTTCCACGAATAACAATACCTTCATTCAGGTATTCAGCCAAAATGCTGATTTGATTTTTCTTGAAGTTATCACCGGAAACACCACGACCGTTTAACTCATCTGATCCAACCCATAAGCCATCGTTATAAAAACGAACCGATAAAGCATCGACCCATCCGAAAATCTTATCAGATGTATAAGTTGCATCAGCGATAAAGTTTTCAATTAACAAATCAGGATAAGAAATTTTAGCCAATTTATTTTCGTTTGCATCTTTCAAAAGGTTTAATGCCTTTTGTTGTTCACTCGAAATTGCAATGTGGATAGTTTTACCCTGTGCATATTGACGTAATTGCCAGTAAGCAACTTCAATTACATCGGCAATCGTTGGAGTTCCAACATTTACTTTTGCAGTTGTAACGATAGGATTGTTTGCAGTAGCTAAAACCCCGGCAACCTGTAGAGATATTTTATCCTCAATATCTCCTTTCAAATCATCTTCGTAAAGAGATTGAACGCCATTGATTGCTTTCAAAAGTTGAACCGGAACAGTTACACCCTGAGCTAAAGTAGACAATGCTAACGTACTGTTTGCAGTAGTGTTTGTTTTGAAAGGTTTATCAGCACCAATGGCAACGATGGCAGCGACGTTTGCACCCCTTGTGCCTTCCGTCCAAATAATTTGATTTGTACCTTCTGCCTGATTCATTTCTTTCAGACCAGCAAGCATACCGGAGTTACGCAACTTTTGAGAAAAGCTAAACTCTTCCTCGATGGTTTTTGTGAACGTTCCGTTGTTTGCGTTAAAAACTCTAAGTCTACCATTGTTTTTAACCATGGCATCAAAATTCATATTCTTTGCTTTTGCTTCCCCGGAACCTAAGTTTTTTTGTTTGGTCTCAAAATTACGGATGGCAACATTTACGGCTGCAACTTTTGCATCTGTAATCTTATTACTCACCTTTGATTTTTCGGCATTGTCCTTAATCTTTTCAGCAAGATCAGTCATTTTCTGCAACAGTTCGTTTGTTGCGGCTTGATCTCCTGCCTGATCAGGATTTGCACCTTCGCCCATTGCGTTGATTGATGCGGTCAAAGCATCGATTTCAGATTGTAATTCGGGTGGGATTTCTCCTCCGCCCTGCGTTAAAGCCGTCATTGTTAACGCCAACAAATTTAAAAGAATTTCTTTCATTTGTGTAATTGTTTTTTAAAATTAGTAAATTGTTTAAATGCGTTGACGTTCAACGCTTTTTTCTTTTCTATGTAATTTTTGTAAATATTTTCCTGTTTTGTTTTTGCATGGTTCATTACTGCAAAAGAATTTAACCCAACAAATCCCAAATTAAAAATAGCTTCATCGGATGTTAACCACCACTCATTCGATATTAAAGTTCTAAGTTCCTCGATTGGCTTTCCGGAGCGGGCAACTAAATTTTTAAGTAGAATATCATTTTCGATCTTATCTAACATATCCGCCTGACTTCTCATTTCGGTAGCCGTTCCATTCAATCCGCCTGCCGGCTTATGGTTCATTACCATTGCGCCTTTTGAAATGTTAACAATATCATTTTCATCAAACAACAAATTGGCCGCACTTGCACAAATTCCAAGTATGTTAAATGTTTTTGTTGCCTGGGAGTTTTTAATTATAGCCCGAATTGCCACCGATGCGAACACCTCACCTCCGTAACAATCAATATTAACTATTAATTCATCACCCGATGATAATGAACCAATTTGATCTTTAACAAGCGACGGAGAAACCTCACCTACATTCTCAATGCAAGAAACAATATCACCAAATATGTTAAGTTCTTTTACCATCTCTTTAAATTTGCTGTTCTGGAGTTGCGTTTACCGCCTCGCTAACCCCAATATTAACACCTTGTAATATTAATTTTGCCTGATCCTTCGATATTTGAGGGATTGCGCTAATTATTATTTCAATTGCAGATGATGGGGTTATTAATCCACCTGACACGCTCGCCAAAATCTCAAGTAGACTAGATATTTGAGCACCGTTTAACGAAATATTTTGCGATTGATCAATCCCTTTATCTTCTTCGGCAATTGTTTTATAGTCAATGTCCAAACCTATTTCACTTTTAACGAACTTACAAAAACTTTCACAATATTTCGAGTGATTCTCATACAGTATTTTATTTGCTTCTTCATAATTTGCAAATGTTTGCCCGGAAGATGGAAGTAAAACAAACGGAACACCCAGTTTTGAACACATAAATTCTTCACAAATTCGTTTAGTGTCAAGTATTCCGAGCTTCGTCGAGTCAAATGTTATTGTTTTAACATCTACTTCTCTCTTAAATATAAGCATGTTGCTTTGCTCGTTTGTCGAAACCCCGTGTTTTTCGGATAAACGCTTTTCCATTTCTTCGATTTCATCATTTTTCAGTGTTGAGAAAACAGGAGAACCACTTGGCGTTTTTGGAGATATTATGCTAACAAACCCGCTCTTACTCATGCCGTTTTTTTGGCAACTCAGGGCTATGTTATAGAGTCGTTGGTATGGCTCGCACTTCCAATAGATAGTATTTTCTCCGCAATAAACATTAGGCTCGTCAAACCTGAATATTTCCGCATTTGGATAGCCATTAATTATTATCTTATCAATTGTCTTAGTATAATTTCTATACGATACATAATAAATAACCCCATCTATTCTTGCAAACACAGCAAGTCCAACCTTTAAATAATCGTTTAGGGCTGCGCTTGAATATTTTGATAACACTTTTAAGAATTGAATATATTGAAAGTTGGTAGCGTTGATTAGGTCTGTTGATCTCCAATTAGTACCATTTAGTAGATCGGTTCGATAATCTTTGATTTGAGAGTATAAATTGAACTCATCTATAACATATCCGATGCCAGTTCCATAAAAATGATTAGCTAAATTTCCGGATCTACCAAGCTCGAATTGGCTTGGTGTTCTTTTATTTCCGAATGAAAAGTTAAATATTGCCATTGTTATAGATTGTTTTCGTTGCAAATATAGTTATATTTTTATTACAATCATAATTTTATCAAAAAAGTATTTTTAATTCACCAAAAACTAAAATATATGCCATGATCGCATTGTTAAGACAGTCGATATTGTCATCCCTTTCACAATCAATCTTAAATATATAGATCTGATTTGCGTATTCTCGGTTCTGTGGGGTATCAATTATGAATAATTTTTGTGTTAATACATCAAAGTTAGCCATGATTCGCTCAAATTTATCCGCCCGGCTGTTCCAACTATCTACTGGTATTTGAGATGATACACAGTCATTATAGAACTTTAACCCAATTTGACCATTAGTTTCGATAAATGTTCTGATCACCGGATAATCTCTTTGCCACTCTTTAATTTTTTCGGCTAATAATACCTTTTCAATTTTATTTCTCGATATACTATCAATTAAATAAACGTTACCGCTCATATCGGTAGCAGTCAATGTAAGCGCAAAATTATCACCACCCTTAGCATTAGACGGGTCAGCAAAGATAATGTAGTTATGAAGACCTATTGGCTTAACGCTTGTAAAGTGTATGTTTTCCGTTGTGAATATCTCCCCGGTTATCTCTGCAAATATGCCTTCACACATCACCTGCCATCGCCAATAATCATAGGAGCCTATTTCAGATGCTTGTCCTTTCTTTGTCCACTCCAGGAATAAGTTAATTTGATTAGTGGTTAGGAAGGGGTTATCTTTCCAGGTGGTTTTCAGAAAGTTTGTTTCAGTTATTAGGTCGTTAATCCAAAATTCACGGTACGGGTTGTAGTCAAAAAACATTTGACCCCGGTTGTTAATCATTAATTTCTCAACCGTATCTTTTGAAAATGTGTTGCATTCGTTAATATAGCGAATATCACACGCCCCCAGGGAGTTGGCTATGTTGTTTGCGTTGGTATTATCAGCGATATTTATAAAGGCGAGCTCGTTATTTTTGTATTGGAAAGTTTTTCTCGTCTCGTTAACCTTAATTTTATGTAAAATTGGGTTAAATATTTGTTTAAAATCAGACATTAAACCAAAGTTTTGTTGCTTTGGGGACTCTGAAAACATTTGAAACTTCTTAAAATTGGTGGATAAGAAATCAATTCCGTTATGTTGGAGGATGGAGAATGTTTTTCCGGATCGTTTAGACCCCTGGATTATGACAAGGGGTTCGTTTTTTGTTGCTTCAAAAAAATCTCTATACTTTTTTATAACATTAATTTGCATTATTCGACAATTTTAATAGTAATTTCATTGTCGGTTCCGTCATTTTCAGATATTGGGGTATTTCCGTATTTCTTCGGATTCATTCTTGAGGCAACCCATTTACGAGCATCTATTTTTAGTCGCCTATGTTCTGTCATGTCTCCGGTTTCGGTTATTAATCCTTTCGGGGTATCTTTTGTCTTTGTACCCTCTTCGGTGGTATCTGCAATATCTATAATTTCTTCGAATAACACATCAGCCCTAATGTCACGTGCGTACTTATAACGCTCTTTAAATGGGTCACTTTTCGTTAACCATCTATAAAAAGTCATTAGATTTATTTCGCTTTCTTCAATTGCTTTGTTAAAAGATGTTTTATTATTAACAACTTTATCACATATTTCATTGAATATCTTTTGCTTTTGCTTTACTGTATAAGCCATTTAGGTAGATTTATTTAAATGCAAATGTACAAAATTATTTTAATAGTGGTAATTTAAATGAATAATGTATGTGGGTTTTGATCGGAATATTATTTTTATAATGCAAATAATAAATAATATTAACTAAAATTTTATCTGATAATTAGCATTTTACAATATTATTAACTAATATTATTAACATATTATTATGAAGAAAATAATATTTTTCGGGGTGTTCATAACTATTTTTAAAAAATAAGCGGAGAAATAGTACTAATGTTATAAAATTGTCTTATATTTGCATCGCCTTTAGGATTAAGCCAAAAGGAGTATTGTTATAGAATAGTTTAGCCATTTGAATAGATGGTAATTTTTTACATTAAAAATTTGAAAATGAATAAAGTTAATATATCTGGAAATGTATATCTGTCTATCCCCGACTATGCGGAATATTGTGATGTAACCGTTGCAACTGTTTATAATTGGATTAAAGATGGTAAGGTAGAAACGAGAAAGCTATTAAATACTACGTTTATAAAGCTGTAGTATTTTTTGGCAAAACTAATTATAAAAATTTTAAAAAAATGATATGATTGAAAACGAGATTTGGAAAGATACACCCGGGTACAGGGGAATTTATCAGGTTAGTAATTTTGGAAGGATTAAAAGTTTTAAGTGTAAAAATGAAAAAATACTTAATTGTAGTTCTGATCTGGAAGGGTATACAAAAACTACACTTACTGGTAAACATGGAACATTGAGAGTAGTATATATTCATCAAATAGTTGCAGAAAATTTTGTACTTAACACAAAAATAAAAAGACTAAAATTAAAAAAGCGCATGGTCGTAGATCATATTGACGGCAATAGATCGAATAATAGGAAAGATAATTTAAGATATGTAAGTTATTCGTTTAATTTATTTCAAGGGTTTAGAAAAGATAGAGGTTTCGCATATTGTTAAATTATTATATCATGATAAAAATTAGCGATACAGAATACTTTTCAAACGATAGGAGTATTCGATTCTTACAAGGGGACTGCAATGAGTTTATGGCAGGATTGAAAGATAATGAGTTTGATTTGAATTTGAGTGACCCACCGTACGGGATAGGAGTTACAAAAATGAATATGGGAGGAAGAAAAACCATAAAACCGAATAAAATACAATCATGGGATAATTGGACTCCTGATTTAAGTTGGTTTAATTTGTGTAAATTAACTGCAGATAATTACATTATTTTTGGTGGTAATTATTTTGAATGGTCGACTATTTATAATCCAAAACTTAAAAGAGTAGTTGATTTTAAAAAATACGATGGTATAATATGGGATAAAGGCGAGACTCTTTTAGGGCGTGATTTTTCAGAGGCTGAAATTGCTTTTACTAATTTGAAAAATGGAATTTATAAATTAAGTCCAAATCAATTAGATAGAATACACGTCACCCAAAAGCCCATTGACCTATACCGTTGGATTATTCAAAACTACACCAAACCAACAGATACTATCCTCGATTGTTTTGGTGGAAGTATGTCCAACGCCATAGCTTGCCACATGGAGCGCAGAAACTTAACCATATTGGAGTTAGATCAAGACTACTTTAAAAGTGCCTTAGAACGCTTTAGAATTTACGAAAGTCAATTAACCTTATTTTAAAATATAACATATAATGAGCAACTACGACAGTTTAGAGGTTATGAAGTTGAAAAAACTCATAGCCGGGAAAGAAAAGTATTTATCAACTATATCTCCGGACAAAGAGTATGCCTTTCAGATGATGCAAAACGAAATACTTTTTCTAAAAAATGATGTTCTACCCGTACTTCTCAAAAATACGAGCATTCAACATCAATCTTTTGTAAATTACGCAGTATCTAAATATGATAAAGCAATAGGATTTAAAGCAAATGGAATACTGATTTACTATCCTATAGATGAGAATTATACCGATAGTCCAATAGTCGGAATTGCAAACCTTAGAGCCAATCAAAACTTTGGAACATTCGGAGCAATGGAAGTATACATCGATAATATGGACGGTAACGGAGTCAAAGTTAAACCTTTAAATTTAAACTTATGATTGATGAGGTAGAAGTAGAAGTAGAAGTATTTGATTTTTCGGCACCACAGAAACAAAAACAGAATTTAAAGGAAAATACCATATTATCAAAAGTAAATGAGTTGATGTGTTGGGATGCATACCCCGAAGAAACTCACAAAGATGTATTCATCCGAAACGGCAATAGACTAAACGATTTGCCGAGCTCTGAGATTATAGATATAGTTTATATCGGTGGGATTCACAAATGGGCTGAGAGCTTAAATGTGGGCTCACAAGAGTATCTTTATGAGTCGATAGTAACAGCGATGCGCAAATGTATATCCGAGCCGGTTTTTTATGACAAAAAGAAAATAGATAGTTTTCCTGTTCTCTCAAACTTCTTTTATTATTGTCAACGCTTGGATCGGGCCGGAAAAATTGCAAGTGAAGCAGAATCAATAGCAGATATAAGCTGGAACGGTGTAATCTGCCGGCGCAACCTTGCTGAAAATGTGGCAAAGATATTTAAGGAAAAGCCGGATCACAAAAAATATTTAGAAGCAGTCTCAAAAATTCGTAAAATTTGGGGATTCACTGAAAAAGAGGTTGACGCACTTCGCTATTATGTTTGTCAGGTAAGACATGATCGGCATAATCCATCGATGAACAAATGCATTTATTTGTGGAGCAAATCAAAACAGACGGGTAAAACTACAATAGCCAGGGCAATAGTTACCATCCTGAACGGGGATAAGTTTGATTATTACGGGAAATATGAAAGTACATTGAGTACTGAAATGTCATACAATGATCACGATTTACCCCTGGCAGCCCTGTACAATGCCGTTCTACTTGATGAAGCAATGCCGAAAGATACTAAAAAATCTTATGGGGCAATAAAAAGGATATTAACTTCAAGCTCCTGTAACTATAATCCAAAATTCAGACAGGTTATTAATATTAAGTGTAAACGCTTTTATTTTTTCACTTCCAATGATGATATAATTGATTTCGTGCAGGATGATAGCGAGCGCAGATTTTTTGCCATTAATATAGAAGCAAAGCCGGAACAATTAAGTTTCGATGATATTTATAGTTTATGGTTGCAATTCTGCACAAACGCAACCCCGGAAAGTGACTGGCAAAAGTGGTACGATTCTTTTGATTTTGTTGATGGATTAGCAACCAAGGATTGCAATGAGATAAAGAACGAAATACTGCTTAATTCAGATTCCTTATTCGGGATCGGATCGGGAACGTATACGACAGTAAAAAAAGTATCAAGTAGTCTATTCAAGAACGAACCAACCCGGGAGCAAAAAAAATCGGTTGGAGAAGCGATGACAGAATTATTCTCAAGCTGCAGACTTGAAAGCAATAAGGCGTACTACTCAATTTCAATGTGCAGGCAAAAGGCGTCCTCCATTGGTGAGCTTGTAGGAGAAGAAGCTCCGGAAGTTGAAAGTAAAAATCTATTTCCGTTTTAATCAATTGAAAATAAATTATTCTTTTAACATATCTTCTTTGGTAATGTTAGTTTAAAGATATATTTTTGTCTCACTAATTAATCAAACCACAAACAATTAAAATTAATAAATTATGAATGCTAAAAATCCAAAGTTCGCCATACCACCGAAAGGATGTTGTAATTATTTAACACCTGGTAAAAAATATAGAATAATAGAAATTAACGGGTTATACTTTTCTTTGGATTTAGAAGAAAACGGGAAAGCCTATTGTAGGACAAAAGATTGTTGTCATTTAAACGGTAAAAATTGGATATTACGTAATAAATAAACACCATGAGAACAAACTACACACCTCTAATTTTTGCATCATTGCTATTGTTGGCGATAATTGCATTTTACATCAAAAACGAATTTTCAAAACAAAGTAAGAAACGAATTAAAAAATAGAATGAAAGATAAAAGAATTTTCATTGCTCCGGGATGTACCGGGAGAATTGAAGGAGTTAAGGTGTTGGCAAAAGAAGTGGGCGTAAATAACCCAAACGACATAAGACCGTGTGTTAGGTGTTTATTTGAATGTACAGGACTTTGCTTTGCAACTCATAGAGATAACAAGCTAAAACTTACAATCACAAAACAACTACCAACACGCCCTTGCTGTTTTGGTAATGATCCGGAGAATCTTAGTAATAAACCACTTTATTTTGTGAAAGAATGAAAACAATTAAAGAGTCAGCAAGTATTCATGCAATGTCGCTAGATGGCGGAATAAGTCGATGTAAATTAAATTCATTTAAAGCCGGTGTTTCACTTGCACAACGTTGGATTCCGGTTGATGAAGATCTTCCGGAAATCGATGAAATTGTTCAGGTAAAAGTATTAGCTTCAGGTACGAAAGATAGCCCGAAATCAGAAACTTTTTATGATCATGATAAGTTGATTGTAAAAGAAAAAGAGATGTTTTTATTCTCAATTGAGCAACAATGTGGGCTAAAAGTTATTTCATGGAGACCAATAGAACTAAAATAAATAATAATTAACCAAAATGAAAAATCAAAAAAAAATATTATCGATAGATGAAATGGAATCGATAAAAGGTATCAAGCAAGACACTTTGACCTGGTACACTTCCGTGGCAGAGGAAATCTATAAAGATTATCCTGCTATCCGACTTACCGACTCGCAGCTCGCAAAACTAATCGTCTTAAAGTACAAAGGCGTTGAAGCAACCCACGTGACCAACATACGACGCACCAGGTGCAATGATAAGTCACGGCCTTATGTTTCTAAATAATTATAGTTATGTTGTGTATAAAGTGCCATCAAAATGAGTCAGAAAAGCATCGTAAAACATGCTCCCGCTGTAATTACATTCAGAAAAAGAAATCAAACCCAATCCGCATCGCCTATACTTCGCTAAAGTACCATGCAAAAGAACGCGGAAAAGAATTTTCTTTAACAATTGATCAATTCAAAGAATTTTGTGTTAAATCGAACTACTTAAATTGCAAGGGTATTGAAAAGAATAGTTTCCATATTGACAGGATAGATGAAAGCAAGGGCTACGAAATCGGAAACATTCAGCTACTTACCAATACTGAAAATGTCAGGAAATACATTAAGTTCGTAGAAGTTAATAGACAAGGAAAGAGAATTTTTACCACGGAAACTAATTTAAAATTGCGCCACGTCGTAAATTCAGCACCATTCTAACTTTAATTTGTTAAATCTTTCATGTTATTGAAAATATATTTATCTTTTAACATTAAATAATTGCATATGTCATTTTGAAACTGTACTTTTACAGGGTCAATAAGACAAACCAACTAAAACATAGTATTATGAGCACATTAGTCTTTTCAACTCAAATTAATAACATTGGTATGTTTTTAATCAATTCTAAAACATCTTTTTCTTATGATAAAGAAAAGAATGTTATTATCGTAAACCATGGTATTTCTATCGTAATGGATTTATTATTATCTTTCGGATTACGCAAAAATGATTTTTATTTAGAAAAGTTTATCTAATTCTCAATAACTGCCCTATCGTGCTTCACGGGGATTAAAAAAAATAAAGTTATGTACTCAATAACGGCGTCAGAAAAAAAAAGAAGCTAAACGCAACTCAAGAATTTTTTATGAATATCGTTGCAGCTATTGTAAA